AAATCAAAGCAGTTATGTGAGAAGATCATTGTTTTTCCCTGCAGGCATTTATAGTGTTAACGAAACAATCGGTATTCCTCCATTTGCAAAATTAGTAGGCGAAGGTAAAAATAGTTCAGTTATAATTTACAATGGCACAGACACAGATGATTTAGTTGTTACAACTGTAGATAGTCAGTATCAACAAGGTGTAAACATTGGAAACAACAGTGCTAGAAGTCCTCAACATATTGAAGTAAGCGATATGTCGTTTGAAAGAAGTTCCGCCGGTCCAGTACTTGAAGTAGTTAACAGTAGTCAATGTGTGTTTAGAAATATCAATTTCTCTGGGTTTACCACCGGTATACCTAGTGCAGTAGACAATCTTGGTGCATGTGTAACAGTGTCTAAAACTGGTGCAATTGATACAAATAATATTGTTTTTGAAAATTGTAGTTTTATAAAAAATGCATTCGGCGCCGAAATTAATGATAATGTTTTTAATATTGTGTTTAATGGGTGTTATTTTGACACGCTCTGGGAAGGTATAAAAGTCGGACAAACAATTACTGGCACCGGTCCGCGTTCTATTAATATTACTAACAGTTACTTTGATAAAATTTATAAAAGTGCAACCCATGTTTATAATGTTCCGGGTGTTAATAGTGCTTATAATTATTTTGGTAGTAATGTTGCTAAAAATAACACTAGTACCCCAATGGTAGAAGTAATAAAATTTGAAAGCAACGGAAATACCAGTATTGGTGATGTGTTTGAAAGAACTGATTTAGAAGCAGAAACTTATGCTAGAGTTTCAAACAGCACCGAAACTTACAGTGTAAATGCTAGCGATGGTGTTTATTTTGGAAATCACAAAACCGAAGCAGGAAGAACTGCAATATTAACCGCAGGGTTAACTGCGGTTAGTACTGGGTTAACATTTGATAGTACAAATGAAAAATCAACGTTAATCTACTATACTGCAATTAAAGGCACTAATCAAAGACAAGGTACTTTGAGAATTACAGGTGCTAATATCACCGACGAATATAACGAAACATCAGACTTATCACTAAGTTTTGCAGTAGTAGACGATAGTACAAATATAACGTTAAATTACACACTAGCAGCAGGAACAGACGTAACATTTAAATATTCAGTCCAGCATATGGTATAAAAATGTGGTTTCAGCAGAAAAGAGAAGACCGTATCCTCCATTGGCGAGACTGGAGAAAGTCTCTTAGCGGAAAAGACAAACACAAAGTGTTGCAAGAAATTGCAAAAACTTGGGCACAGGTTCCAACCGGTTCTCAAATAATAGCACAAGATTCATTTGATGATTGGCCAAATCCGTGGCAACTGATTAGTGATAATTATTATTGTGATCTTTCGGTAGCATTAGGAATGTGCTATTCGATATTACTACTAGATGACTACCAAGACTTGTACGAAGATGTAAGTCTTAACATTTATAAACAAAACGATAACTGGATTAATTTATCAACAATTAACCAAGGGAAATATGTGCTTAATTGGAATGTCGGAGAGATTGTAAATATAGAACATATTGCAAAAAACCGGAACTTACAACTAACTTTTTTGTATTCAAATATTGATCTTTTGAATAAAATTAGTTAAACTAATAAAAAAGAAACATAGAAAGTAACCATTAATGCCAATTACATTTGTGACAAAACGTAACGGAAATAAAGAAGAACTTGATATTGAAAAATTACATAAAGTAGTATTTTTTGCCTGCAATGACATAAATGGAGTGTCGCCAAGTGAAGTAGAAATTAAAAGCCAAATTCAATTTTACAATGGTATTACTAGCAGCGAAATCCAAGAAACACTTATTAAAAGTGCAAGCGAACTTATTAGCGAGGAAACGCCAAATTATCAATGGGTGGCAGGGCGTTTAATCAATTATCATCTACGCAAAGAAGTGTACGGACAATATGATCCAATTCAGGTAATTGACCTAGTAAAGAAAAATATTAATCTAGGTTACTATGATCCGGAATTGCTCAATTGGTACGACGAACAAGAATGGGAGCGTATAAATAATTTTGTTAAACATGACCGCGATGATTTGTTAAGTTACGTTGCAATGGAACAAATGCGTGGAAAGTATTTGGTACAAAACCGTGTTACTAAAACAGTTTACGAAACACCTCAAATGTGTTATGTTCTTATTGCAGCAACACTATTCCAAAACTATCCAAAAGAAACACGATTGAATTGGGTAAAGGAGTACTACGACTGTATTAGTCAACACGAAATTAGTTTGCCTACTCCTGTTATGGCTGGTGTGCGTACACCACAACGCCAATTTAGCAGTTGTGTGCTTATTGAAACCGGCGATAGCTTGGATAGTATTAGTGCTACTTCGAGTGCTATTGTAAAGTATGTTAGTCAAAAAGCAGGCATTGGCGTAGGTGCAGGTAGTATTCGTGCTATTAACTCTCCTATTCGCAATGGCGACACAGCACATACTGGTGTAATTCCGTTTTATAGATTATTTCAAAGTTCTGTAAAAAGTTGTAGTCAAGGCGGGGTCCGAGGTGGCGCAGCAACAATTTATTACCCAATTTGGCATTTTGAAGTAGAAGACCTTCTTGTATTGAAAAACAACAAAGGTACAAACGAAACTCGTATTCGGCAAATGGACTTTGGTGTGCAATTAAATAAATTGTTTTACGAACGACTAATCACCGGCAGCGATATTACACTGTTTTCACCAAGCGATGTTCCAGGGTTGTATGAAGCATTTTATGCTGATCAAGATGAATTTAAACGATTATATGAGAAAGCAGAACGCAACACAAGACTGCGCAAAAAAACTGTAAAAGCACAAGAGTTGTTTAGTTCTTTTATGAATGAACGCAAAGAAACTGGTCGAATTTATTTGCAAAACGTAGACAATGCCAATACACATAGTAGTTTTGATGAAAAACTACATCCAATTCGCCAATCAAATCTTTGTGCAGAAATTGATTTGCCAACTAAACCGTTGAATAATATCAATGACCCAGATGGTAGAATTGCACTTTGTACACTAAGTGCTGTTAACTGGGGTTTGATTAAAACAGCAAAGGACTTTGAACGTCCGTGTAAAATGGCAATCCGCGGGCTAGATGCGCTGCTAAGTTATCAGAACTATCCAGTTCTTGCCGCTGAAGAAAGCACAAAAGACTTTCGTCCACTAGGCGTTGGCATTATCAATTTTGCTTACTTCCTTGCAAAAAATGATCTTAGTTACACAGACGACCGTGCGTTGGAAAAAGTCGACGAGTATGCAGAAGCATGGAGTTACTTTCTAATCAAAGCAAGTGCAGATCTGGCAGCTGAACAAGGTGCATGTCGACTAAACGATGAAACAAAATACGGTAAAGGTATTGTTCCGTGTGATACAAGAAAAACAGATATTGATGAATTAGTACCACATGTAGAGCGAATGGATTGGGCCGGACTACGTGAACAATTAAAAGCCACAGGTATTCGCAATGCTACAACAATGGCACTTATGCCAAGTGAAACTAGTGCACAAATTGCCAATGCCACAAATGGAATTGAGCCGCCTCGTAGTCTTATTAGTATTAAACAAAGTAAAGACGGTATTTTAAAACAAGTGGTTCCGCAAATTCATAAACTAAAAAACAAATACGAACTACTATGGGATCAATCTACGCCTGAAGGTTATATTAAACTTGTAAGTGTTCTTCAGAAATGGATCGATCAAGGTATTAGTGCAAATACTAGTTACAATCCACAATTTTACGACGATGATAAAATTCCAATGAGTACAATGCTACAGCACTTGTTGATGTTTTACAAATACGGTGGCAAGCAATTGTATTACTTTAATACATTTGACGGTGCCGGCGAAGTAGACATTGACAAGATGTCTGGAAGCATGTTAGAATCACAAGATAAGACAATTGAAGATTTTGAAACACAAGCAGAATACGACGACTATTGCGAAAGTTGCGTAATTTAATAAAGGGACACACACACATGAGCGTTTTTGACGTTAACAATAAAATAGATCACACCAAAGTAACAGCATTTTTGGACCCAAGCGGCGGTCCTACGATTCAGCGTTACGATATTATGAAGTATCCAAGTTTTGACAAGTTTACTGACAGTCAACTTGGATTCTTCTGGAGACCAGAAGAAGTTGATGTTTACAAAGATTCCAAAGACTTTAAAGCACTTACTAAACACGAACAACATATTTTTACTTCTAATTTGAAGCGACAGATTCTGCTGGATTCTGTACAAGGTCGTGCGCCTGCCGAGAGCTTTGGTTCTATTGTATCATTGCCAGAACTTGAAAACTGGATTATTACATGGACATTTAGCGAAACAATCCATTCACGTAGTTACACACACATTATTCGTAATGTATATAATAATCCAAGTGTTATTTTTGATGGAATGATGGACATTGAAGAAATTGTTGACTGTGCTGGCGATATTAGCAAATACTACGACGACCTAATTGAACTATCACGTTGGTATAATCTATTAGGTGAAGGCACACACAAAATTACCGCCAATGGCAAAACACGTGACGTAAAAGTTGATTTGTACCAGCTTAAAAAATTACTTTATCTGGCACTAATGAGTGTAAATATTCTTGAAGGTGTTCGGTTCTACGTTAGCTTTGCCTGTAGTTGGGCATTTGCTGAAGCAAAGAAAATGGAAGGTAATGCTAAAATTATCAAATTTATTGCCCGTGATGAAAATTTACACTTGGGTAGTACGCAACTACTGCTAAAAACACTTCCTAAAGATGATCCAGACTTTGTTAGGATTGCAGAAGAAACCAAAGACGAATGTATTCAAATGTTTGTTGATGCTGTAGACCAAGAAAAAGAATGGGCTGAATATCTGTTTAAAGATGGTTCAATGATTGGGTTAAACACACAACTTCTTAGCCAATATATTGAATATATTGCAAACAGAAGAATGGAAAAAGTAGGTTTCCAGAAAATCTATCAACAAACACAAAATCCGCTTCCGTGGACACAGAAATGGATTAGCGGTGCTGACGTGCAAGTTGCTCCACAGGAAACAGAAATTACTAGTTATGTAGTAGGAGGCACAAAGCAAGATGTTGACGAAAATACATTTAAAGGATTTAGTTTATGATCGAAATTTACGGCAAACCACAGTGTCCATTTTGTGATAGAGCAAAAGCACTGTGCGAAACAAGAAAATTACCATACTTGTACTTCCAACTTGGTACAGACTTTACTCGTGATGAAGTACTAGAAATGTTTCCTAATGCACGAACTTTTCCGCAAATTAAAGTAGGTGGTAAGAGTATCGGGGGTTGGGACAACTTTCCGCAATATTTAGAAGAAACAAATTATACAGGAACAGGAGATTCTTTATAATATGGCATTACGAAAACCGCGAGCAACCAAAACTAAAATGAAGGTTGCTGCAAAAAAGGCAACTAAGATTGGAAAAAAGAGAAAAAAATGATTATTGAAGCACCATACAAAGCAAATGATGCAATTACACTAAAAATCACCGGCGGTGATGAAGTTGTAGCAAGGTTTGTTCAGGAAGACAACGACACAATTACTATACAAAAGCCATTGGCGTTAGTAGCATCGCAGCAAGGCATGGCACTTGCACCTTTTGCTTTTACCATCGAATTAGATGCAAAAATTAAAATTAATAAAAGCACAGTTGTTTTTGTATATAAAACACAAGCCGATATGGCAAACCAATACATGACAAGCACAAGTGGTGTTCAGGCAGCGCCGTCGAATTTTAAATTGTAATGCGTAATATCGATATAAAACATTATATAAAGAAATTAAAAGAACACGAAGCTCAACAACTGAACACAAATAAGCGTAATGCTTATTGGAAAAGTTACGAAATATCAAATCGAGATTCTTTTGTAACTCTAGGCAACACAACTGTTGCTATCAATAGAAAGAAATAATAATATGTTTAGATTTTTTACAGAGAAGAAATGGTGGCTCTGGTCCTGGTTGGGGACTATTGCAATCTTAAGTTCATTGTGGATTCAGGTTAAAATTGATGTTAAAATCAATGAATGGTTTGGAGCATTTTACGACATGATACAACGTGCATTAGCAGAACCTAATGCAATTACTGCCGCAGAATATTGGGGAGGACTAGTTGAATTTATCTGGCTCGCTGGGATATATGTTGCAATTGCAGTTGTAGTTAGTTTCTTTACTGCACACTTCTTATTCCGCTGGCGTGCAAGTATGGTAGAATGGTATCATAGTGTGTATGACAAAGCCCGTACTATTGAAGGCGCAGCACAGCGTGTACAAGAAGATACAATTAAATTTTCACGAATTATGGAAGGACTAGGTACTAGCTTTATTGAAAGTATTATGGTTCTAGTACAGTTTGTTCCAATACTATTGGGACTCAGTGTTGGCATTCCGATTTTCTTCTTTGGCGATTGGCAATATGGACTTGTAACAGGTGCTCTTGTTTGGAGTATTGGTGGCACACTTTTCCTTGTTGGACTAGGATGGTTACTTCGGCTAGTAGGAGTTGAATACGACCTACAAAAGAAAGAAGCAGCATATCGTAAAATTCTAGTTATTGCTGAAGATAAAAAAACAATACGTCCTAAAGCAATTAATGAATTGTTTGACGATGTGCGTGGAATTCATTTCAAAAGTTACTTGCGTTATCTTTACTTTAACATTGGCAGAGTTGCGTACTTACAAGCAAATGTGTTGAGTGCTTATGTATTTTTAGCACCAGCAATTATTACAGGCGTAGTTACGTTAGGCGTAATGCAGCAAATTATTAGAGCATTTGGTCGAGTAGAAGGATCGATGCAATATTTGCTCAAAGCATGGCCAACAATCATTGAACTGTTAAGTGTGTTTAAACGTTTAAGAGAGTTTGAACAACAAATAAAAGATAAATAATTTTAAGAAAACACTTGACATCTGGTACAACATGTACTATATTAAGTGTATAACAAAGAGAGATAATAACATGTCAAACACTACAACATATATTACTTGTTGGCCGCCAAGGGATTGGGGAATGTTTTGACGTGACTTTTTTACAAAGTTATTTTAAGCAAGCCCCTAGTGTTAACTCATTAGGGGCTTTTTTTATGATAACTTTACGAGGGTGTAGTGAAATGGTATCACGCTGGTCTCCAAAACCAGAAGCAGGAGTTCGATTCTCCTCACCTTTGCCAAGT